TAAAAGGAGACGCTGGTGTAGATACTGGTGACTTAGATGCTAATGAAGTGGCTGAGTTATTTGGTAAATCATCTGGATTTAAAACAGCTGATCCGAATGTAACTCCAACCACCAATGAAACGGAAACCGAAGAAGAAGAAGACTTCTAAATACAAATCTGGTTTAGAAGAACAAGTTGCAAAATTACTAGAAGGTCTCGGAGTATCCTATGAATACGAATCTTGTAAGATTCCTTATACCATTCAGCATAATTACCATCCTGATTTTATACTGCCAAACCACGTCCACTTGGAAGCAAAGGGATACTGGTCAGCACCAGACAGGCGTAAGATTGCTGCAGTAAAAAGGGATAACCCTGATTTAGATTTGCGTATGGTATTTCAAGCACCTTTTAATAAGATAAGCAAAGGAAGCAAGACAACGTATGCTAAATGGTGCGAGAAGCACGACATACCTTGGACTAGCTTCCACGATATACCGCTCGACTGGTTAATATAATGACCGAGAACGAGTTCGTAAGGCATATACCTTGCGACAAATGTGGCTCATCAGATGGCAATAGTTTGTACTCTGATGGGCATACCTTCTGCTTTGTATGTCATACTAGAGTAGGAGGTGATGGAGAACTTATTCACAATCGAATGTCGAAAGATGTCACCCTCAAAGGATCAGCCGAACGGCTGCAAAAACGAAACCTCTCTGAGAAAACTAACCAATTCTATAGGATTTACAGAGACGGAG